ATTTGATTGAGGCATCTTTAAAACCTGGGGGTACACAATATGTGACAGAACTTAAAAGAGTAAAAGGGGAAGGAACCGATATTATGAAAAATATCGCAAGTAATTATTCAAAAGATTTTTCAAGAGCTTTAAATGAACTTATAAATGAAAACATACCGATTCCAGATGATTTTACTGCAAATAACTTATCAACAGAAATATATACAGTATATGTAAATAAAATGGCTACAGAGAATGTAGGATCTATGGAAGATGATACTCGTTTATTTAGAACAATTAATATAAAAGATCCTAATTATGGTACAGAGCTAATTAAAAATATTTTTAAAAATCATGACGGTGGTGAACATCTAAGTTCATTAAGTCCTGCTGAAATAAAAAAAGTAGATAATATAGTAGGTTCTATAGATGCGGAAAATAAGGCTAAGATCAAGACCCCAGAAGCAGATGATAAATCTATGAGTGGTATTTATGATCTTGATGATTTAAAAAGAGCCTTCGGTACCGTAATTCTAAGGGTGTAAGAAATGTAACTACTTTATTTATACAAAAGAAAATAATTCTAGATATGGAAAAACGCGGGGATGCCGAACTCAGCAGCGATGATTTTAGAAATATAAACTCTTACTATAGAATTGCATTGGAGAGGGCTGGTTTAAAGAGTGAATCTAATGCAGCTATAAATAAGACCATACAAGAAATAGTAGCTGAGCAATTAGAGACAGAAGTACCGGAACATTATATGTCTCCACTTGAAGAACTCAACAAATTAAAAGACGAAGGAGCGACTAAACGAGAAATAAGGACGCGAATGGGAGCAGTTCGATACGGAGCGGCAATAAGGGAGAAAGGGGACCAAGAGCGAAAGCAAGTTATTCCAGATCTTGATGTTCCTCGTAATTGGGCAGGCGGAGAAATTAAGCAGTCTTCTTTACTTTCAAGAGCATCTTAACTAAATGGCACAAAGTTTAACACAGGCGGAAATTTTATCGTTTTTAGGTCCGGGCTATTTAGATCCAGATAGTTTTTCCTATTCTAAAGATTTAGAAGAAGTTCAAGAAATATTTCAAGGTAAAACTAAAGAAGAAGCGCTAGAGCTATTAGAAGATCTAGAACGTACTGAGTTTTCTGAAGAACTTCATCAAGACGCTTTAATAGCTCAATCTGCTGAGCAACCTTCAGAGGAAGGGCGTTTGGCTGTGGTAGATAGTAGTTTAAGACCCACTATTGACAATCCATATGCCAATCTTAAAATAATAGAAGGGTCAGATAGTAGACCACAAATAGTAGAACCAGCCCCCAGTTTAATTCTAGAAGATCAAGTAGAAGATCAAGTAGAAGATCAAGTAGAAGATCAAGTAGAAGATGATCCATATGCTAATATAATACTATCAGATGAGCCAACAGATAAAGATTTTTCTCATATCTCTACAAATCGCAGAGTTCAGTTTGGTGCAGATAGGGAGCCTATGATTGCTGGAATACTATGGGATATGGGTAAAGCTAAGATTAGGGCTTTACGTGATGGAGATAAAACTTATGCCCAAGCTATGGATGAAGTAAGCGTCGAAAACCTAGAAAAAGTTTACCAAGAATTTCCAGAATTTAGAGGCGTTTCTTTTTACGAAGAAGACGGTTACATGACAGCGGGGCGTCTTGGGGTTGCCTTTATAGACCCGGTAGCTTGGATGTTACCTTGGGGGAAAGCGGCTCGAATGGGTTATCTAGGTACGGCAGGACTTAGTGGTGCTTATGCTGCCACTTTTCAGGCAGGTTTTGGTCATGTAGAAAGAGATGAATATTTGACCTCCCCTAGTAGTTTAGCGCTTACAGCCGCTTTTGGTGGTGTGTTAGGTGGTTTTGGTCACGGCCTCCAAAAATTTTGGACAACACGAAAAAGTAATAAAATTATAACAGAAGTTGAGAATGCAAACTTAAATAGAACTGTAAATGAAAGTGTTGGAGAATCTGACGAAATTGCAAGAACAATAAATACGCTTGATAATGAGACACCTACTCCCATAAAGGTTGTAGATCGTGATCCAATTCAAAATGATATGCGTCCTATACGCGAAATTCTAAGAGATAGGAGGGAGGGCTTAGGTAGTATTAATCGCCTACCAGCAAACGCTACTAATGCTGAACTTGCAAATGCACATAGAGAATTTTTATTATCTGGTAGACGATACGAGGTTGAAAAAGATACTATAGATTTTGTTAAGCAAACTACCGAAGACTTAATAAATGCTCCAAATTCTAAATTTATGCCTGATCCTAAAATAGCTAAAGATCTTTCAGAAGATCTACGTGTAATAATAGGGTGGACTGAACAGATAAAAAAGATCCCATCACAGATAAAAGATGTCTCATCACAGATAAATAAAATAGGTAAGGGTAAGACTGAAAAAGAAAAAGCAAAGCTAAAAGAACTTAAACAAACTAAAAAAGATCTTAAAAAAACTAAAAATGAGTTAAAAGAAAAATTAGCTTCTGCATCATTAAGGAATTTTAAAAATACAATAAATAGAATGATGGATGGTCACGATTTGTTTGAAGCAACTTTTGATGCTGCAATTAAACAAGAAAAACTTAACCCTTCGATGGTAGAACATCTTATACGAAGTAGCACAGACCAGATATTTGGACACTTGGCTAGACCGGCCTTTGGTGCAATAGGTGGGTTTACAGCAAGTCAATTTTTTGCTGACACTGACGATGGCTATGGATCTACAGTAGCTTGGACAGTCGGTGGTGCAGCTTTAATGAAATGGCAGGGAAAAATACAAGCCGCTAGTATTTCCCAGTTAAATAAAGAAACTGGAGAAATGACTATCAATGACCAGTGGCGTAAATGGATGAGCCATACAAATCTTAAATTTTTAACTGCTTCTTCAGTAAGTACAAAATTAGATTCTTTAGGAGGTATTGGTAAAGTAGTAGGTAATCTATTATTTAACAGACCCGGAGGCGGTACTCACTCCATAGAGAGCAAAGCTTTTGAAGAAATGACTGCTTGGAATCTCGATCTTGCGAAAATATTAGGGAGATCAAGGAATGATGATGATGTATTAACAACTGTTGGAGAAGTTCTCAATAAATTTGCTGCGGACGGTAATGCTTATAATATTAAAGTGGGATATAAAGGACTAGGAAATAGGTTGGCTACACCACTAACGCAAGAACAGATTAATGAAGTTAGAAGAATTGTTCCAATGCTTGAGAGACAAAGAGATGAATTAGCATCTAGTATTGAACGTCTTAATATCCCATTTGAAAGACTTGATGATTACGGTATGGCCCAGTTATATAATTTTCGAGAGGTAAGTAAAGACCCAGAAAAGTTTAAAAAAATTCTATTTGATAATTTACCCAGATTATCTAGGGATGCGAGCAAAAAAAAGACGCAAGTAGATAAACTTTATGAAAGAATGTTTATGAGAAGAGCTGGATATGCAGAAACTAGAAAGCATTATGCATTGGATAGTATTGTAAGTCCAAATTATAAAGTGCGTCCGCTTATGAATCATTTTGAACAAGAAAGATTTATTAAAGACCCAGCAACAAGAAAAGCATTAGCCGAGGCTGGTTTTATAAATTTAAATTCTAGGGATGTTTTCCAAACATACGCTAAAAAAACGATTGATATTCGAGAATTTGCTAAAGTGTTTGGTCCCAATTCAGAATTTATAACAGAAGCTTTTAAGTTAGTTAATTCTTCTTTTAAGAAGGCTGGTATTTCCACCCGTAGTCCTGAATATACAACTTATAAAGATTATATGCGGGACAGCATAAATGCTTATTTCGGAAAATACGGAATTTATTCTACTCCGGGCGCTAGCTCTAAACTTATATCTCTTCCTTCTCAATCTATGGTAGCTCTGGCTAATATGACTTATCTAACTAGAGTAGCCATACCTTCTTTAGGAGATTTTGTTGCTCCGTTTAAAGGCACATCTCTAAAGGCCGCGACTAAAGCACTTGGATCTAGACTTAGCCGCTCTGAATCTAGTCCGTCTAGGCGTATTGGATTAAAATATAATGATGATTTAGAAGCAGAAATGCAGGCTTTTATGGTTCGGAGTGACGATCCCTTATCTAGTTACACTGACATTTTGAATAGAGAACAAAGAAGATTTTTTAAAATTGTTCAATTAAAAAGAATTACAGAACAAGCAGGAAGATTTGCATTTGATGCAGGAGCTTTTAGAGCTTTTGATATTTCAAAAAGATTTGCACAAAATAAAAAAATGACTTTTGCACTACAGCGTGAGCTTAGAGAAATGGGATTACAAACTTCAGACCTTTCTCATATAGCAAAATTTAAAAATGCTAACGAAGCTTTTGATGATGACCTAGGAAAAGAAATTCTTACTAGGGCAGGGATGAAGGTGATGGATAGGGATAGGCTTATACCAAAGGTAGGTAACAGACTTTTATTTACTCAACATAGAGACCCTATTATTCGGCAACTCGGACAATTTACATCTTGGATGCAAGCTAAGACTTCCCAGACAAATGCCCTTATAGGACGTATTGAAGAAGGAGATGCTAAGTTATTTGTTAGAATACTGGGTGCGAATATTATAGCAAACGGAGCAATTCAGTTTTTTAAAGATGTAGCGAAGCCTTCTTTTGATCCTGATGAAGATTTTGAGCCTGCTAATTTTTTGCATCATGCGTTAGATATGGGATCTGATTTCAATAACTGGTTTATTAGTAGGGTCGGAGGTGCTTGGAAATATAAATTAAAACAAGGAGAAAGTTTAGCGCAGGCGGCGAGTCCTTCGTGGAGTTGGGGTGCTGGGTTTACAGAAGCTGTTGGTAGTGCCTATGAAAATTTAGTTGAAGATCAAGATTATGAAGGGGCTATTGAAGATATTCTTAGTGTACTTCCGTATGCTAATGAGTTGAATAGACAATTGAAAAGGTTTGGTTTACCTCATTTTAAAGATGAACGAAAAAATGTAAAGGCCCCTGTAAATCCTTTCTTATATGCAAAAGGTGGCGAAGTTCTTAATGTTCCTAATGTTCCAACAGAGCCTGATGAACGCATTGACAAGATGACAGGACTGCCTTATGATCAACAAGCAGGGCCAGCTTTTATTGACGAAGAAGACCCACTAAGAAGACTAGGTTTTCTAGGTGGTGGTTCGGTAGACCCACTAGTAAGGCTTGGATTTTCGGGAGGAAGCTCCGTATTAGATGGTGAAGACCGACTAGGTTTTGTGCTTGGTAGTGTGGCAGCACGTACTATAAAGCGCATAGTTCCTTCTAGATCCATTACAGAAGTTATACCTGATAGAGTCGCAGCAGAACGCGCCGTAGATTTAGATCTTACGACAGAGGCTTTTCATGGCACTTTAAGTAATATTAAAGCTTTTAAATTTGAAAGTACAGATTTAGGTGTTCATGTAGGAACTCCAAAACAGGCGTGGTCTCGCGTAAAGGATAAAATAGAAGAAGAACGTATGGGAGATGAAATTTTTCAGAGTAACAAAGAGGCTGAACATATTGAAGACTTACTCAAAGACAAAAAATTAGATCCTAAAATGAGGAAAGAACTTATTGCAGAAGCTAAGAGATTACAAGAAGGCCCTTCTTTGGAGGATTATATAGGGGGTGCTAATATAATACCAGTTCTTGTTAAAGCTCAGAATCCTTTGCGGATAGCGGCAGATATTGGAGAGTGGAGACAAGTAGATAGGGTAATTGATGGGTTACTTGAAAGTGATTTAATTAAAAAACTACAAGTTAGTAGTGGAGAAAAAATTACTGACCAAGCAATAGTTAAAAAACTTAAAAGCTTTCAAAGACGGGCAAAGAGACTTGAAAAACCTTATCATGGAGAAGATCCTGCCGATAGTTCTTCTAAGCTTTTTGACGTTGATAGTTATTATAAAGATAAGAAAGCTATATCTTTAGTTGGAGAAATTAAAAAATTCATACAGGATCAAGGATACGATTCAATTATATATAGAAACACGTATGAATCTACATTAGGTAAGGCAGAAGACTCTTTAATTATCTTTGATACAAATAATATACGATCACGACACGCAGAGTTTGATCTAAAAGAAGCAAAAAGTTCTGACCTTCTTAAAGCTACAGGCGGTGAGATTTCAATATACGAGATACAAAGAGGAGACACGCTTTCTAGAATAGCTGACCAGTATAACATTAGTGTTGAAGAGCTGGCAGATATGAACGCAATAGAAGACATTGATAATATCTCTGCTGGTCAAGTTTTAAGTATGCCTATAGGAAGGGAAGTTCCATCAAGGCCAAATATTTCTGATAAAAAATATGAATCTTCTTCTGAATATATTGAAGATATGTTAGAAATAAATACGCTAGAAAAATTAGATAACTTTGACAATTTCTTCAGTAACTTAGCTATAGTAGAGTCTAACAATAAAAATATACCTTCTTCAAAAGAGCATAATGCTGCCGGATTTTATCAGTTTATGAGCAATAATGGGAAAGATGGAGGGTTTATAGGTAGTTCTTTACACGGTGCTTTAAATCGTCTTACTAAAACATACTCTAAAATGAATAAGAACCTTCCTCCTAGATTTAAAGAGATATACAAAAGTAAGAATGTTACTAAGCTACGTGAAGAAGATCAAAAGGAATTAGTAATGGCTGACTTTTATGAGCGTAAAGGTACTGATCCTATTCTAAAAAATATAGCCGCTGGTGACTCAGAGTCAGCTTTTAATTTATATAGAGATATATATCTTACCTCTGCTGGAGCCGATCAGCTTGCCAAGCGTGAGAATAACACACAATATAAAACAGTTAGTGAGCTATTTAAAAAGAATATGAAGCAAGTAGGTCAAAAACTTAGAATACAGCGTGAACAGTTTGCAGAAGGTAATCTTATTGAAAGTATTTTTGGGGGGGCAAAAGATACAGTATCCCGAAACCGATTTGAAGAGGGTGGCGAAGCTTCAGATAATGCACTTCTAGCTACTATAAGTGACCCTGCTGTACGCGCCCGTTATGCAGAAATGATGGGAGGAGATACTTCTGTCGTAAAAGCCCTTCAACAAAATACTACTCCTGTTACTACTGACTCTACTACTACTCTTGCTACTACTCCTGCTACTACTCCTGCTGCTACTTATGATTTTGCTGCCGCAGGTACGCAGTCGATACAAGATATGATAAGCAGTGGTGCGTTTAATCTTTCTTCCACGGCCTCTGCCACTACTCCTGCCACTGCCCCTACTCCTGTTACTCCTGTTACTACTTCCCCTACTACTACACCCGCCATGTTCGGTGGTCTAGGAGCTGATTTTAGAAATAAGACGGGTATGTTCTCACCGGAAAATCAGGCGAAGATGAAAGCGGCGGCAGCGGCTAAAACAAAAGCCGACGCGGATAGACAAGCCGCAGAGATTGCCGCAGGAAAGGCCGCACGGGATGCAGAGCTTGAACGGCTTTCGTTACTCGAAGTACCAACTGCAGCAGAATTTTGGGGTGACACAGAAGAAACTCTTAATTGGGATAACCCATTTCCAAAAAGACCCGGAACGGTTTCGGGCGTCTATGAGAGTTTCGACTATACGGTTACCGGTTCAGGTATTGCGGGTGGTGGTAATTTTGCTTTGGCTTTTGATCGTGCGTTTTCATCTCAGTGGAAAAGTCCAATAGCAGGTTTGTCAGATCTCCAGCAAAACCTTTATAGCGGAAATAGCTTTCTTAGCGCGGAGAAGATGGCAGAGATAGGTAATGTACCGCAAAATGTACTGGACATTGCAAAACTTAATCAGGAGCTTAAAAGGCAACAGGCGACGCTTCGGAATTGGCTGACTAACAAAGAATATATACTAGCGTTTCAAAAACTTGGAATAGATCCAAAATCAATAACTACGCCCGAAGCGCTGGCTGCAATACCGGGGGATTTCAAAGCTGCCGTATTTGATCTCGTTCAGCGTCAGCTTCAACAGAAGAATCGACGTGAGAAACCTTTCGGTTTTGGTGACGCGATGGGAATAGCTGCGGCGGCGTTGGCTGTAATATCGGGGGGAGTTGGGCTGTATGGGGCGGCAGCAGGGGCAGGAGGAGGAGCAGCAGGAGGGGCAGCATATGGTACTGCGGCTTACTCATCGGGAGCAGCATTGGGTACAGCAGGATCAACAGCCTATGGTGGAGCGGGAGTGACAGGTACATTACTAACCACGAGCGGTACATCACTAGGAGTGATAGGGGGGGTAGGAAGCACCATCGTAGCCGCGCTAAACACCATACCGGGACTCATCTATAAAGTGGGATCGGGAACGTATAACCTATATGATCGATACAGATAAAAAATGAAAATACTTCTATTAATACTTCTTTTATTTGTACCTGAAGCGGCTGCGGCTCCTCCGTGGCCCCCATCTAAGTGTACAAATATTCTTAAGTTCGTAGAGATTTTAGTTCCTACAGAAAACAGAAATCTTTTAATTAGTAAATGGAGAGTATTTTTAAATGGTAGGCTTAGTAAAAATAAAATTACTATGGTACAATATGATGCGCTTAAGACAGAAATTTTAGAGGCTAATCAAATTATAAACAAGTTAGAAGCTAAAGGTTACAAAGGTAATGAGATAGTTGGTTTGGCCTTTCATCACTGCGCTATTTAAAAAAAAGGAAGATACAAATGATTATATTTGCGGATGCTGCAGCTTTAAAAGTAAAAGAAATTTTAGAGCTAGATCCAGATTATAATAGTGAGATGGATACTAATTTAAATTTACGTGTTCTTATCTCAGGTGGGGGATGCTCGGGATTTAAATATGGTTTCTCTTTGGATGAAAAGAAAGAGGATGGCGATCTGGTAGTGGAAAATCAAGGTGTTAAGCTTGTAGTAGATCCTATCAGTGCTCTGTATCTCGAAGGGGCTAAAATTGATTATATCGAAAGCTTTGAATCGAGCCACTTTGAAATTAGAAACCCAAATGTAACCTCGACATGTGGTTGTGGGAGTTCGTTTGCAGTCTAGTAGCTGCAACTATTGGTGGGGGCGATTGTCACCTACTAATACTCCATCAGAAATATCTTCGTCACCGAACATGGAATTTAAATATTTTACAGAGGTTGAATTAAGATGCAGTCACTGTTATACTAATGGGATTAAGATTAGTTTTATGAGAAAGATAGAAGCGTTAAGAGAATCACTGGGTTTTCCGTTTGTTGTTACGTCAGCCTACCGTTGCCGCCAACACCCCATAGAAGCTCCTAAGAAGCTCCCTGGGGCGCACAGTACCGGACAGGCTATGGACATAGCAGTAAAGGGAGAAGACGCCTACAGGCTCCTCTCAGGCGCTCTGAAGGCAGGTTTCACAGGCATTGGAGTTAACCAGAAGGGGGACTCTAGGTTCATACACATAGATGATACTCAGGCATCTCCAGAACGTCCGAGACCTTGGGTATGGAGCTACTAATGATTCTCTACACCGAAGAACAACTTAAAATGTTCTATAAAATATATGCTAAGCATCAGAGTATGGCGAGTTTAGGCTTTATGAAATTAGAAGATTTCAGAGCGTTGTTCGAAGAGCAGCAATCTTTTATGTTACATAGTATTGAATTGAACGAGGTAGTATAATATGTTTTTACAGGCAATTTTAGGACCGCTAGGTGCGATAGCTTCAAGTTGGCTTGAAGGTCGAAACGAGAAGATAAGGGCCAACACTAAAGTTAAAGTTGCTCAAGCGGAGGCAGAAGCCACTGTTATGCAAAAGAAAGCTGCTGGCGAAATCGATTGGGACGTTGCTCAAGCAAAAGCCAGCGAGACTTCATGGAAGGATGAATGGCTTACTGTAGTCTTTACGTTACCTTTAATTTTACTGCTGTTTGGAGAAGAAGAGAGGGTTACTAATTTCTTTGTGGCTCTCAGTAACTGTCCTGAATGGTATCAGTATTTGTTAGGAACAATTGTAGCTGCTAGTTTCGGATTCAGAGGTGCAGCAAAGTTTATGGGTAAAAAATAATGAAAGGTTTCCCTATTGTAGAAGTACATTGGGGAGATGCTTGGATTGATACAAAAGATTTTTCCTTAGAGGATGCAAAAAAACTTTCTCCGGTGCGCCGTAAAACTATAGGGTATCTCATCGGTACAACTACTGAATGTATTATTCTAGCTACAGATTTATATGATATTGAAAAAGATATTATTAATACACCCATGATAATTCCTTGGGGGACCGTTAATGAATGGTATGAATTTGAAGACTTATGAAAAAAGAAACTAAAGAAACTCTTAACTTTTTTGTTATCATTTTAACAATTGCTATCATAGCAGTTTATGTTTTAGAGCATGTTTAATTTTCTATGAATAAAAAAACAAATATAAAGAGCATTAGAAAACAAATAGGAGCGCCCACTATTCTCCGCAAGAGCCACGCGCATAAATCTAAAAAGGATTATAACCGTAAGAAATTAAAGGGGCGGGGCGGCGATGGCACTCAATTCTTTTTCTAAATATTCATGGAGGCTGTCTAGTTTAGGTGCAACCTCTCGTATTATTTTTTGTATGAACGGTGTATCATTCTTATCAAAGACTGTTGCTATTTTTTCAATCGGAAGATGTTTATATTCTGTCATCAAGTTTCCTTTTTTATCTATGAGAACTTGAAACGAAATTATATTTCCTTCGTTACTACTCATTGAAATTTTATCCCTTCTAACTTACCACGTAATCCTGCCTTCATGTAAGAGGTCGAGCGCCCCTCAAAAAAGTTCTGATGCTCTACACCAAGCACATCATCAAGCCACGTTAGTGGATTATTCTTTACATTATAATTAGTCTTTAATCCTAGTTGTAGTAGGCGTCGGTCTGCTATATATCTTATATATTCTCTCATCTCAACTTTAGTTAACCCCTCGATATTCCCCATCTCGAAGACCAAATCTAAGAATCTATCTTCCAAATCTACCATGTCTCGACAAGCTTGATATATTTCTTTTTTGAAATCGTCTGTCCAAAGATATATATTTTCTTTTATAAATTCTTGAAACAGCTTGGTCATTGCCTCCACATGTAGCGATTCATCTCGAATACTATAAGTAATTATCTGTCCCATACCCTTCATCTTTCCAAAGCGGGGGAAGTTCAGTAGTATTATAAAGCTACTAAATAACTGAAGACCTTCAGTGAACCCACTGTACACCGCCAAAGTTTTAGCAATACTTTCCTTGTCCTTAACAGAAACCTTTATTTTATTTATATAGTCGTGCTTATCTGACATGGCTTCGTATTCTGAAAAGGCTTTATATTCCGTTTCAGGCATTCCGACCGTATCAAGTAGTAAGCTATAGGCGTGTTGGTGAATTGATTCCATATTAGCAAATGCCGCCATCATCATACGCGCCTCTGGCTTCTTGAAGATACGCATATACTTATCGATGTAACCAGAGCCTACGTCTACGTCAGACTGTGTGAACAATCTAAATATCTGTGTTAGTAGGTTACGTTCAGTGTCGTTTAGATCTTGCCAATCTTTAACATCATTATGTAGCGGAACATCTTCTGGGAACCAATGCATTTGATTTTGTTGAACATAGTAATCGAACATCCAAGGATGATCGAAAGGTTTATAATAATCTCTACTACTTAGTAAACTCATTTTTATTTATCCTTCGCAAGCTAGACATTCTACATCTTCAAGATTAATTCTTGGGATTTTTATATTAACATTCTCGGGGTTTCGCGCCGCATCAGAACGTAAGTAATAAAGAGATTTTAACTTCTTGATCCCTGCCCAGTGAACATCATTAACATATTGTAAAAACTCATTGTGAACCTCTTGTGGCTCCGTGGCTTTAGGCGGAGCAAAGAATAGATTAACGCTTTGGCTTTGACATATATACTTCTGTCGCTGATGAGCATGTTCTATTATCCATATTTGATTTAGTTCCGGTGCCGTTTTAAATATGTTCTTCTCATCCTCTGTTAGAAAATCTAAATGTTGGATGGACCCATCATGTGCAGAAATATCTGTCCAAACTTCAGGGGTATTTTTCTTTTTAGACTTTAAAAGTTTTTCAAGATATTTATTCTGCACTTTATAAGAACCCGTTAAAGTTTTGTGAGTATAAATATTAGCCCTCGTAGGCTCAATGCTAGGACTTGTGCCGTTACATATAATGGAACTAGAAGCATTAGGAGCAACGGCAAGCAAATGAGCATTACGCAATCCACTCCCAGCCATATCAGGTGCTTCCCCCCTCTCTTCAGCCAATCCCTTACTTGCTTCAACAGCACGAGATTTGATATGACTAAATACTTTATGGTTAAATGAACTCGCAAAGAAACCTTCAAAAGGAATAAGTTTGCTTTGGAGATAGCTGTGGAACCCCATCGCTCCAAGGCCGATACTCCGTTCTCTATAAGCAGAATAAGCTGATTTTTTATATCCATTTTTCCCCTCCTTAATATAATTTTTAAATCGTTCTGGCCCTGCCCGATATGTTCCTAACTCATCGGTATCAACGGCACTTTCAATAAAATGTTCTAAGACATTATCAAGCATAATAACTAAATCTTTAATAAATAAATCATTAGCTTCCCACTCGTCAAACTTTTCAAGATTAACGCTGGACAAACAACACACGGCTGTGCGTTCTTCATTGGTTGGTAAGGTTATTTCAGAACACAAGTTACTTTGTTTAATGTCAAGTCCTAAATCCTTTTGTTCTTTCGGGAGACTAGCATTACAATTATCTAAATTAATAAGATATGGCTCGCCTGTTTCGGCTCTGGTATGTATTATTTGCCACCATAAATCTCTAGCTCCTATATTTTTTACTGCTTCTTTAGTCTTAGGGTCTATCAATCGCCAATCTTTATCTTCACTAACGGCATCTAAAAATTCATTTGTGATATTTATTCCGTTGTGTAAGTTAAGACATTTACGATTTAAATCTCCACCCGTAGTTTTCCGCATTGCAATAAACTCTTCTATTTCAGGATGGCTAACATTCATGTAAGCTGCATAGCTGCCTCGCCGCGTAATGCCTTGATTGAATGCTAACATTTGAGAATCAACTACATGCATGAAAGGGATAGATCCAGTAGACTTACTGCCACTAGAAGTCCAAGTACCACTACTCCTAACATCACCCCAATATCCACCGACACCTCCACCTGCACTCGCCAACCATATGTTTTCATCATAGTGATCAGATAAGCCAGCCCTTGAATCAGGCACATAATTAAGAAAACAGCTAATGGGAAGGCCGCGAGAGGTTCCCCCGTTGCTAAGTATAGGAGTACTAAACATAAACCAGCAAGAACTTGCGTAGTTATAAAGTCGTTGTGCAAGATCGTAGTCAGTATTTTCTTTGTACGTTGCGCCAAATACTGAAGCCCTCGCAAAAGCTTGTTGAGCATAAGTTTCATTCTCCCAAAAATATCTATCTTGTAATGTATTAATTGAAAATTTACTGAGGTCATTTTCTTTACTCAGGTCTATCTGTATTCCGAGGTACTCTTGTGTCTTTAAAGTCATTATCATATTCCTTTTTTTCTTTTCTATATCTTTTAAACTTCTGTTTATTTTTAGACTCTTTATTTTTGTTAAACTTAGCTGCGCGATCAATTTTTCTGTCTGTGCTCACCTTGTTTCTCCAATGGAATATTAATTTTTTTGTAGAACTGTAAAAGTTTTTCTTCATACCACGTAGCTTTAAGCATGTCTTGAACTGGTTCGTTTTTATATCTAAAGCGCCACCGATATTTTAATGAATTACCTCTTAGATAACCAATAAATTCGTCAGAAGTTAGCATCGCCTCTATCGCATCAATACATTCTATATCCCCATTATTATAATGCGCTGGGCTATTCACAGAATCTTCTACTTTTTGTTTGCTTTTATTTCTAAAATATTTAAACTCCTTTAAACTATTTTTAATTTTTAGTCCTGCCTGCTCCTCTTTCTCAATAGTCATTTTTAGATTCCTCATTTTCTCGTTGTCTCTCTATAAATTCTTCTGATTTCTTAACTTCAATATCTACCCACTCATCAGGTAATGTCTCTTCTGTGAACCATCTAAATTCGTTTGCTGTCGCCCACTCACTGTGGGTTCTTTTGGTTCCATCCTTTCTGATTTTAGTTCCGGGCATTGGGGCGGAGGGATTAGCAAATAGAAAAATTAATTCTGCGTTGGCCGGAAGGTTTTTTCTGATCCAGATATATTTAGAATATTCTGCGTAGTCCCAAAAGCGACCCTTGGATTCTAACAGAATCAGCTTGTCTTGTAAAGTCCTTGCAAAATCTGGCTCATAAGAATGAGTTATGCTATATTCAACTTTATTTGTATGATGTTTCCAGTTTTTTAGCAGGGTATCGTGGAGAACATATTCCCAAATACTATCGTATCCTTTTACATTTTTGCTCCTAGGACGTTTAATTCTTGGTTTTCTTTTCAATGTAATTCTATCTTAAAGTTTTTTATTGCTTCATCAATTTCTGCTCTAAGAAAAAACAATTCATCTAATTCTAATTGGCTTTGCCGTAGTTGTATATTACAAGATAAAGCTATTAAAATATACTCGATAGGTCGTTTTGCTTGGTCTTCTTCTGAATCCATATTAAATCTCCTATTGTAATATCTTCTAACTTAGTACCTTTCTTTAGTAGTTTCTTAATATTTTGCTTAGTCCACCTATGTGTATATAATGCTAGATAATAAGTTCTCTTTATTGAGATATATTCTTCTTTCGGAAGTAAAGATTTATAATTTTCTTTGGTTACTTTATCTACGTCTTCTTCACTTACAATGCTTCGCAGCCACTCAATTAATAATTCAGATGACTTGCGCTCTATTCTTTTTAAAATCTTTTTTCTCACGCGATTATTTCTTCAACTCTAGGTGATTGGTCAACTCGTGTGAGATACTCAATGCCCTTAGCATATTTGAATAGACGCAATCCTTTTCCATCGTTAGTATCACTATGACATTCAATCTTATGGGGGCAGTAAACGCACCCTACTGGAAGCTTCATGTTACCCTTAGTTCCTGCCGGAATAGGCTTGTAGCATTTCTCTGGAAGTGTATCTAATTTAAATATATTAAATATTTTATTTATTAAAGTTTCTATATTTGGTTTATCTAATTCTTCCGGTTGATATAATGTAAGCTCGCCAGATTCTTTATTGATTACTAAAAACCCTCCATGACTTGTCCCTTCTGCGTGTTCATATCCTGCAAGCTGGCTCATGTATCCGAACGGATCATCTTCCCTAAGCGTACCGTTTTTAAATTTTCTAAAGGCAAAGTTGGAGGCGGTCTTAACATCAACTACCTCTCCATTAATTTTGCAATCAAGATGCCCCGTCACACCATTAACTGTCACTTCTTTTTGTTGGTCTGTAACATCGTTACCAGATAATTTAACTAGGAATAGTAAAACTTCTTCCAGTATATGACCATACAAGAACTTAATTAGTGTGGGCGCATCGTGGGTACTATCACTTGGGTATTTTTTATTATAGTAGAGCTGTCGTGTTGGCTTACCAATATTAGACATTCTAATGGAGAAGCCATTTTTATTTTTGGGTCCAGCCCAATCTAATACTGACTTTTTAATTCCAGCAGTTAAGGTTTCCAAATCTTCTTCTGGGATACTTATATCCCCTGAATTTAAATCGGAGACTGTTTGATAAATATCTTCAACTAATGTTGATAAATTTTTCTCTGTGTTGTTGTTCATAAAAATTTCTAACCTCTTAAATATTTAATAGCTCTTAATAATATCTCTATATTATCATCAAAACCGCCCAACGATCTATTACATTTATGACAAAGCCATCCTCTAAATTTTTCTGTTTCGTGGCAATGGTCTAACACCCACGAACCATTTTTTGTATTCCCCCTACCGTTCACATCTTCTTCATTGCCTAAACATATTGGACATATATAATTTTCTTTGGGCATTCCATGTTGTTCTTTTAGTCTAGCCCTTATTTTTCCTAGTTCGTTATTACATTTTTTACACTCTGGTCTAAGATAGTTTCCTCCACTAGTCCGACTGAATGCAGACAACGATAATTTTTTATTACATTTACTGCATAACTTATAATCACCCCCACCCAAATCATAGTGGTCATCCTCAAAAGAAAGCGAAAGTTGTTCAATGAGTTTCACTCCAGTTTTCTCCTACTTTATATTGAGCGTCCATTGGACATTTAAGTTTATAGTAATCTCCAGCCGACTTGATAGCATTTACTGCTAGTTCTCCAAGTCTATCAACGTCTTCATGCCATGTCTCAATCTGCCATTCATCATGTACATTTGCTACGCATTGTGCGTCAATATTAGTATCTTTTATATTCTTATCTAATATTATCAAAGCTCGCTTCATAATGATAGCTCCTCCACCTTGTAATAAAGAATTAAGGGCTGCGTGAGAACTTCGTATAAATATTTTTCGACCGTCTAATGCTTTGATGAATCCATTTTCGTCAGCTTTTCTTGTAATTCTATATCTAAGAGATTTAAGTGATGGGAAATTATCAAGGAAAGATTGTTTAATTCTTTTACCTTCAGCTTTACTTCCGCCAACCACTCTTCCAATTTTTTCATCTCCTGCTCCGTATAAGAAGGCATAGATAAAAGTTTTAGCCTGACTCCTTGATTGCAGTCCTGCCCTATTTTGATTAGCTGTGTGTATGTCGCCGTTGAGAATATCATTAATAAACTCCTTATCATTTAAATAATGTGCAAGCATTCGTAGTTCAAGGCCACTAGCATCAACGCCCACAAGTTTATAACCTCTAGGTACTGTCCAACAAGACCGGCATTCTTTGCCATACGGTAATGCTAAGCTAGGGATCTGGGCCATGTTTGGATCTCGGTGTGACATTCTACCAGTAATAGCACCGTTAGATATAACTGATCCGTGTACCCGCTTACCAGTTAAAAATGATAGCCAAGATTGAACTTGTGCGATACGTTTTTGAAGCATTAAATACTTAGCTATAAGTGCTGCTTCCGGTATATTTTTTACAGTACCTAAAATTTTCTCATCTATTTTAGGTTGTCCTGTAGGAGTAAAATCTTTAGGTTTCCACCCAAACTCTTGTAAGTATTGACCTATCTGTTGACGGGAACCAAGATTAAATGTTTCTTCAGTAGTTCGTATGGTCGGTGATGAATTACAATTTTTAAAATTATTATATTCCTCATCGGTTAATCTGGTTTGCTGTCCTTCTTTATCTATACCTAGCTTCTTTAATACACCATCTTTTGTATGTTGAGGATAAATAGTACGCTCAATAATTTTAGGTTTAAAAGTTTTATGTACTTCATCCTCGGTCTTAGTAAGTTGATTTAAAAATTCTGCAAGCAGAGTGTGAGTCAAGTCTTCATCCAATACGAAACCATGCTCCCGCTGCTTGGCTACAATTTTATAAACTTCTATTTCTAAATCTACACTTTCTGATGTGAAGCCCCTGCTCTCCTGCTTCAATTTCTCATAAACTTTATAATTTACAATGACATCCTGAGCACAATACTGCATCATGTCTTCCGAGTAAGCACTGTAATCATCGAAGTCTATCTTAGGGAACTGGAGATCGTAGCCCCAAGTTTTTAAACTATGAGAAGATTTTACTGGATTAAATAGTCTTGAAAGTACAAGGGTATCGATTATCTTTTTATCAAGTAGATTAGTACCATGTAATCTTCGTATAACTGGAATGTCAAAACCAATAATGTTATGCCCTATTAATTTATCGGCACTGCTAAGAAGCTCAATACCTTCTGTGATATTTTTTGGTTTAAAATTAACTTGCTCTTGAGTATCTACATCTAAAATTGACATACAATAAATCTTAGTTGGTTGTAGACCATCAGTTTCAATATCGAAAACTAAAGATTTCATAATTCAACCTCTTCATCTTCATCAATAAATGTTTCTTTAAGTCTCCCTGTTTCTTTGTCGTAAATTAAATGTGTAGCCATACCAACATCACCTGTGTATCTGGATTTCAATACTCTGATATGGGTCGTATGAGCTTCTTGGGGATCGTCTGCTTGTTGGTCGCGTTCTAATGCTATCACACAATCAGATAATTGAGCAATACTTTGAGAGCCTCGAAGATGTGATAAGCTCACCGCTATTCCATTTTCATGCC